GGTAAGAAAGAGGGTGTTGTTATCCCTATGGTCAAAGAAGGTGCAAAAAAGACTGAGGGTATTGAAACACTAGATGAATTTAATCTATCAAAAGATGACCCGATGGGTGATCTAGAAAAAATTGTCAAGGGTGAGGGGGATACTGGACTTCCATCACAATTTACAGATAAAGAAGTCGACGATGCAATTGACAACGTATCAATAGGATTTAGTGGAGACATGAAAACTGACTCAGAACTCGTGGCAAACGATTTAGCACAAAAAAGATTTGATAAAGAATTTTTTGATTTAGATCCAAAACAACAAGTAGAAATTTATGGTAGAGTATTTGACAGATTATCTAGAACAAAAATGCAAAGAGAAACAGCCAAAACTGATGAGCTAATGGATTTTTTTCAAAAAGAAATAGACAAAGCAGAAAAACCATCCGGTAAGTTTGAAGGAACGGAATCAACTGACAATATAAAATTAGGTATAGAAAATTTAAAAAATCCTAGAAGACCTGGTGGACCATTAGATCCTGTTACAGGAGTTACAAGAACAATCGCTAGAAGAATATTAGATAGAAAAGGAATTAAAATTAATAAAGGGGATGATCCAATAGATTTATTTATAAATAATTTTGGAATTGAAGTTGGAACAGATATTCAAAATCTTGCAGACGATATAGTTGAAGCAGAACAAATGGGACGTAATTTAAAACCATTAGATGATCTAATAGATATGCAGGGTTTATTTGACGTAGAGGTAGACCCAAATGCAAATCCAGGAATAACTAATGAAGAGATGATAAAACGATTAGAAAAAGATTTAAAAGAAAAAGAAATACTAGAGGACTTTGATCCAACAGATAGAACAGAAAATGCAAAAGGCGGATTAACAAGAACAAGTTATGCTTTGGGTAAAGGCCCAGTATTACCAAGTGATGAAGATCCAATAAATCCTTTTCAACCAAAACCTACAGGACCCGTGTTGCCTGACAAAATGGCTATGGATGACACGCCTAGTTTTGAATTAGAAGATCTTCCAGAATTACTTAATGAATTTGAATTAGAGTTTGGTAGAAAACCAGTCAGTATAGATGAACTAAAAAGATATTTTAAAATTAAATACGGATCAGATAGACTATCAAAATTAGAAAACAACAAAGTTCAAGCTGACAGAATGGCCTCAGCACCTGATATCATGGATGACTTAAATCAGATGTCACTTATGATATATAAAAAACCATTATCAGATTTAACAGATGATGAGTATGACAACTTACAAGAACTTATAAGAGAAAAATCAAAAGCAGGCGGACTTGCCGGTATAATAAATCTATAATGAAAGTATCAGAATTTAATCAGACGATGGCTTATTTGTTAAAGCCAAAACCAAAGATGCAAGTTGCAGAATTAGACTCTGAACTTGAAAAAACATTACAAGAGTTAAATGAAAAGTTTGGTCCAGGCACAATTCAACAAGGCACAGAGGGTATACCAACTCCACCTAAAACAATTGAAAGAGAAATGTTTCGAAAAGCGTTTAAAGCTGATGGTGGTAGAGTTAAATTTGCAGAGGGAACTTTTACATTTAAAGGCAATCCAATCACTCTTAATATAAAAGGATTAACAGGAAGAAGTATTAAAAATGTACAAAACTTATTAAAAATTATTGAAGACAATCCTAATATTTCTCCTGAAGAATGGTTTGCAAAAACTAGTAAAGTACAAGGAGCTTCCTCAGGGTTAGATCAATTAGCAAGAGATTTATTAAGATATGTAAAAGGAGAAACTAAAAATCTTTCAGGTGCGGTGTCAAAAGAAGTCTTTGATAAATTAAAAATAAAAAAACTTATAAAAGATGAAATACCTAATTTAAAAAATATTTCTGGTTTGGCTGTAAGACAAGCTGCTGGAACAGCAGCCGCTGCTAAAAAAGCAGTCACTAATACTTTTGAGGCAGTAATGAGATTAAACGAAGAATTTAAATTAGATCCAGATGTTGATATAGAAGAATTAGCAGAACAACTTTATGGTAAAGGTGCATCAAAAAGTGTTTCATTTTTAACTCAAACTAAAAATGATGTGGCTAAATATATTGATGTTCTTAAAACAGGAACAAGAAAAAATTTAAATATACCTGGTTTTAAATATCCCTCAGCAAATAAAGCAGCAGAGATTTTAGATTCTATTGCTGATAGATCAGGAAGTTTTGGGTTTCAAGAAGGAGTTATTCGTGACTTAAAATTTGATGTAAGAGATAATTTATTAAAACTTAAAAAAGGCACAACTACAAATTTAAGAAGGGTATTAAGTGATTTAATAAAAGGAAAAGGGGATGTAATAGATGAGGCTGTTGGTCTCTCAGCTACATTTGAGGATGCTCCTGGTTATACAGAGGCAACACAAGTTATTAAAGGTAAAATTAACAGACAAAAGGCTAATACTATTGACAAACCTTTTTCTGCATTACTTAAAAAATTAAAAACTAATTCTGCAACTATAAAAGAGATAAATGATTTTAATACTATTTCAAAAAGATTTATGAAAGAAACAGGGGTAGACTCTCCCATAATTAAGCCTGGTAAAAATTTAAAACCAGAAAAATTTATTAAAAGTTTTAAAGATTATTCTCCAGAGGCTCAATCAAATATAAAACAAATCGCTAAAAAAAATAATTTTGTAATTCAAACAAAATCAGAGCCATTAAAAAATGTTGTAACTTCTTTACAAAAAAAGAAGCCTTTAAAAGATAAAATTCTTTCAGGTATAGGTAAAGTTGGAAAAGTAACCGGTAAAGTTTTAAAACCTTTAGGTTATGGTGTGATAGGACCTATTGCTGTTTCTACAGCAGTAAAATCTGCTGAAGAGCAAGGTCTAGATTTAAATTTATTAGATAAAGCCATGGCGTTTGAATCTGGAGATCCAGAGGTAGCTATTAACATGGCAAAAAGAAGAGTAGATCCAGAATTTGCTACACAGGAAAGAGCAAAAGATTTAGCTAGACTTACAGATGATTTTGAAGAAGTAGGGTTAGATGACATCGGTATGCAAGAATACACAGAGGATTATAAGATATGATCGGTAAAAAATCAGGACCCCCACCTAGATCTGGCCCAGATGCGCAGGGGTTGAATATTAACTATAATACTGTTAAGACAGTGAAACTGGAGAAAATAAATGGCAGAAATAGACAAGTCTTTACCG